GGCAGACAACAGGTGTTTCGGAATGTGCTACCTTAAGAATAGGAGGTCCGGTTTTAGCTTCATGGCCAGCGGAGCAACAGTTCATATGGCTACAATATCTTCTGATGCGAGATTCGGGATCTTATCGAAATCAGGAGCAGATGCTAAGAAGATGTTTACAGATAAGGTGGTACCTATATCAATCAACTATCCTTTCTTCTTTAAACCAATTCAGGACGGAATGGACAGGCCGAAGACCGAGCTCGCCTACCGTGTACCCGCGTCCAAAATTACCAGAAAGTCCGTCGATAAGGTATCCCTTGCTAAAAAAGAATTACAAGGACTTGACACCACGATCGACTGGAAAAACACAGGGGACAACTCGTACGACGGTGAAAAACTACGACTTTTAGTACATGACGAAAGCGGTAAATGGGAAAGACCGGATAATATATTAAACAACTGGAGGGTTACAAAAACAACTTTAAGATTAGGTAGTAGGATCATTGGCAAATGTTTAATGGGATCTACTTCAAACGCTTTAGATAAAGGTGGTGAAAATTTTAAAAAGCTTTACTATGACTCAGACGTTACCAAAAGAAACCGCAACGGACAGACTGGCTCAGGATTATATTCTTTGTTCATACCTATGGAATGGAACTACGAAGGATTCATTGATACTTATGGAATACCTGTATTCGATACGCCAAAAAACCCAGTTAAGGCTGCCGACGGCTCGTTAGTCGATTATGGTGTTATAGAACACTGGCAAAATGAAGTTGACGGTTTAAAAAATGATCAAGACGGATTAAATGAAATGTACAGGCAGTTCCCTAGAACAGAGCAGCACGCATTTAGAGATGAAGCAAAACAATCTCTTTTTAATCTAACAAAAATATACCAGCAAATAGACTACAATGAAGATTTAAGAAATACTTCAATTGTAACTACTGGTAGTTTTGCTTGGGAGAATGGTATACAAGACACAAGGGTAATATTTAGCCCTAATAAAGACGGTAGATTTAGAATAAGCTGGGTACCACCTAAACATCTCCAAAATCAAGTGATAATAAAGAATGGTACTAAATGGCCAGGTAATGAGCACTTAGGCGCTTTTGGTTGTGATAGTTATGATATATCAGGTACGGTTGACCAGAGAGGTTCTAATGGATCCCTGCACGGGTTAACTAAGTTTTCAATGGAAGATGTGCCACCTAATCATTTCTTTTTAGAATATATATCCAGGCCACAAACCGCGGAGATATTTTTTGAAGACGTTTTAATGGCTTGCATATTTTATGGTATGCCAATACTAGCAGAGAATAACAAACCAAGATTGTTATATCACTTTAAAAGAAGAGGCTACAGAGGGTTCTCAATGAACAGGCCCGATAAAGTTTGGAATAAATTATCTGTAACAGAAAGAGAAATAGGCGGAATACCTAACTCTAGTGAAGATATAAAGCAAGCTCACGCTGCCGCAATTGAATCATATGTAGAAACTTATGTTGGGTTATTAGATACAGGCTTTGGCGATATGTACTTTCAAAGAACATTAGAAGACTGGGCCAGGTTTAATATAAACAACAGAACAAAACACGATGCCTCTATTAGTAGCGGTTTAGCTTTAATGGCTTGCAACAAGCATAGGTATGTTCCTGTTAATAGAATAGAAAGAAAACCAATTGATTTAGGTTTTAAAAGATATAACAATGATGGTAGTACCTCAAAAATTATAACATAAATGAATATAACAACGAATACTAATAGTTCTTTTCCAAGCCAAGTGGTTAGCGATCAAGAGAAGGCCTCTATTGAATATGGAACTCAGGTTGCCCACGCTATAGAACAAGAATGGTTTGACCAAGGCAGAACTAATGGTAATAGGTACCAAACAAATTATAATAATTTTCACCAGTTACGTTTATACGCAAGAGGAGAGCAATCGGTTCAAAAATACAAAGATGAGTTGGCTATCAATGGTGACTTGTCTTATCTTAATTTAGACTGGAAGCCTGTACCGGTTATATCAAAGTTTGTGGATATAGTTGTTAATGGCATGACTCAAAAGGGTTATAAAATTAACGCAATGGCAACTGACCCATTCGCTTTAAAACAAAGAACAAACTACGCTTTTAATGCCTTGAGAGACATTGAAAATAAAGAAGTACTAGATCAAATTAATGCCGAGTTTGGGCAAAACTTATATGCTACTTCCGACCCAAGCAAACTGCCTGCAAACAAAGAAGAGTTAGATCTTTTTATGCAGCTAAGCTATAAGCAAAGCGTAGAAATTGCAGAAGAAGAAGTCTTAGACACTGTTTTAAAGCAAAACAAATATGACGAGATACGACAAAGGTTATCTTATGACCTTACGGTATTAGGTATTGCTTGTACAAAAACTAGGTTTAATCCTTCAAATGGTATTGTAGTTGATTATGTAGACCCTGCATATATGGTTTATTCATATACAGAAGATCCAAACTTTGAAGACATATATTATGTTGGAGAAGTTAAAGCTATAACAATACCGGAGCTTAAAAAACAATTCCCAGATATATCTGAAGAGGAGTTAAAGAATATACAGAATATGCCTGGCAACAATCAATACATTACTGGTTGGGGCAATTATGATGAGAACACTGTTCAGGTTTTATACTTTGAGTATAAGACTTATATGAATCAAGTTTTTAAAATAAAGAAAACGGATAACGGATTAGAAAAAGCTATTCAAAAAACAGATAGCTTTAATCCACCTGAAAATGACAACTTTGATAAAGTGTCAAGAACTATTGAGGTTCTTTATTCTGGCGCAAAGGTATTAGGCAATAATACTATGTTGGAATGGAAGTTATCAGAAAACATGACAAGGCCATACGCTGATACCACTAAGGTTGAAATGAGTTACGTTATAACTGCTCCTAGAATGTATAAGGGTAGAATTGAATCTATCGTAAGTAAAATCACTGGTTTTGCTGATATGATTCAATTAACACATTTAAAGCTACAACAGGTTATGTCAAGAATAGTTCCAGACGGAGTGTTCTTAGATATGGATGGTTTAGCGGAAGTTGATCTTGGTAATGGAACAAACTACAATCCGGCGGAAGCATTAAATATGTATTTCCAAACTGGTAGTGTTGTTGGTAGATCATTAACACAAGATGGTGAAATGAATAGGGGTAAAGTTCCTGTTCAAGAATTAGCCTCATCATCTGGTCAAGGAAAAATAGCTTCTTTAATAAACACTTACAACTACTATCTGCAAATGATAAGAGATGTTACTGGTTTAAATGAAGCAAGAGATGGAAGTAATCCAGATAAAGATGCTTTATTAGGTTTACAAAAAATGGCTGCTAACCAATCGAACGTAGCTACAAGGCACGTATTGCAGTCTTTATTTTATCTTACAGTTAGGACATGCGAAAATATTAGTATGAAGGTTGCGGATATATTAGACTTTCCTTTAACTAAAATGTCTTTAATGAATAGCGTAAATAGTTTTAACGCTGCTGTTTTAGAAGAAATAGAAACTTTAAACATTCATGACTTTGGTATCTTTTTAGAATTAGAGCCTGAAGAAGAAGAAAAAGCAATGCTTGAGCAAAATATACAAATTGCATTACAAGCTGGCGGTATAGGTTTAGAAGACGCTATTGATATAAGAGATATTGCCAATGCTAAATTAGCTAATCAACTTCTTAAATTTAGACAAAAGAAAAAACAAGAAGACGCTAGGGCAGCTCAATTAGAAAATATTCAAGCACAAGCGCAGGCTAATGCAGAAACCGCGGAAAAAGCGGCAATGGCAGAAGTTCAAAAGCAACAAGCTCTTACTCAAGAAAAAGTAAGTATTGAGCAAGCTAAATCTCAATTTGAAATACAAAGAATGCAAACTGAAGCTCAAATAAAAAGAGAGCTTATGGCTGAGGAGTTTAATTATCAAATGCAATTAGCGCAAATAAGAGCTAACGCGGAATCCGGTAAAATAGCTGAAGTTGAAGACCGTAAAGATAAAAGAACTAAAATTCAAGCTACACAACAATCCGAGTTAATAGATCAAAGAAAAAATGATTTGTTGCCAAAGGATTTTGAATCACAAGGAAACGACAGCCTTGGAGGATTCAATCTAGAGCAGTTTTCGCCTAGATAAGAACAATTAATTAATTATATATTATCATATCATGTCAGAAATCGTAAAACAAGAGGGGGATTTCAAATTAAAAAAGAAAAAACCCGCAATGAAAAAACTAAATGACACACAAGGTGTTACAAAAGTTAATCTAACGCAAAAAAAAGAAGAGGATGCCATTCAAGAGCAAAGCACAGATGAAAGCGTGTTACGCACAGAACAACCCGAAGTGGAATTGCAAAAAGTGGTCGAAGGAAACTCCGAACAAAAAGATGCTCCCATTAAAGATGTTAAAGAAGAACCTTCAGTAATTCAAGAAATAACAGAGGAAGAAGTTGCAGAGGAAACTCAAAAACTTACAGAGGAAGTTAAAGAAGCTGTAGTTGAAGCAAAAGAAACCGGTAGAGCTTTACCTGAGAACATAGAGAAACTAGTTTCTTTTATGGAGGAAACTGGCGGTAACATTGACGACTACGTTAGATTAAACGCAGATTACACGAACGTAAATGAATCAACATTGCTTCGTGAATACTATAAAAAAACAAAGCCACATCTTGATCAAGAAGAAATTGAATTCATTATGGAAGACAGTTTTAGTTATGATGAAGAATTGGATGAAGAAAGAGACGTAAGAAAAAAGAAACTTGCGTTTAAAGAAGAAGCTGCAAAAGCCAAAAACTATTTAGAAACTCTTAAGTCTAAATATTACGAGGAAATCAAGTTGAGACCTGGTATGACACAAGAGCAACAAAAAGCTACGGACTTTTTTAGCCGATACAATGAAGAGCAAAATATAGCTACTCAACAACACGAAAAGTTTAAAGCCGACACTAAACAATTGCTTAATGATGATTTCAAAGGTTTTGATTTCGATTTAGGAGAAAAAAAGTTTAGATATGGCGTACAAAACCCAAGTCAAGTTGCCGAAAGCCAATCGAACATTAACAACCTAATCAAGAAGTTCTTAGATGATAAAGGTAATGTTTCCGATACAAAAGGTTATCACAAAGCTATGTATGCTGCTGCTAATGCTGACAAAATAGCAACACATTTTTATGAACAAGGAAAAGCTGATGCTGTAAAAGAAGTTATCAGTAATTCTAAAAATCCGTCAACTGCCACAAGGCAACAAGCGGCTGGAGACGTTTTTATTAATGGTTTAAAAGTCAGAGCAATCAGCGGTGTTGACTCTTCGAAACTAAAAATTAAAACAAAAAGATTTTAAAAATTAAAACAAAACAATTATGGCAAATGTAATTCCATCGTTTGGAACTATTAAACCGTCTCAAAAGCAACAAACTCTTGAGTCAAACTATTTAAACTTTACTGACGGATCAGGAAATGATTTCGCGCAACAGTACTTACCTGAAATTTACGAAGCAGAAGTAGAACGCTACGGAAATAGAACCCTATCTGGATTCTTAAAAATGGTTGGAGCTGAAATGCCAATGTCTTCTGATCAAATCGTATGGTCTGAGCAAAACAGATTACATATCGCTTACGATACTGTATCTAAAGCTTCAGAAACTACTTTAACTTTTGCATTAAATGCAACTGCTGGGCCTAGCTTTGTACAAAACGTTATTTCTAAAAACCAAACTTTAGTAGTTATGGATCCTGCAACGGGAACTGACCTTAAGGTTTTTGTTACAGATAGTGTTAACACATCATCTACTTTAGCTACTATTACAGTTAAGCCTTATACTGCTGCTGATATGACAGGACTTACTGCAACCGCAGGAGCTCTTAAAATCTTCGTATATGGTTCTGAATACAAAAAAGGAACACGTGATGCTGACATCAAGTCTGTAACTCCTTCTTTCACACAATTTTCTAACTCTCCAATTATTATCAAAGAGAAATATGCTATCTCTGGTTCTGACACTGCTCAGATTGGATGGGTTGAAGTTGCTACTGAAGATGGTGCTTCTGGATTCTTATGGTATTTAAAAGCTGAATCTGAAACTAGATTACGTTTTGAAGACTACTTAGAAATGTCTGTAGTTGAAGGGGAATTAGTTTCTGGAACTTCTACTTTAGATACTGTTGAAGGTCTTAAAGGTACTGAAGGTTTATTCGCTGCTGTACAAGCAAGAGGAAACGTATTAAATAACTTTACTGCTGGAATTGGTGGATTAGTTGAATTTGATAGCATCCTTAAAAACTTGGATACTCAAGGAGCAATTGAAGAGAACATGTTATTCTTAAACAGACAAACTTCTTTAGGATTTGATGATATGCTCGCGGGCTTATCTGCAGGTGCTGCTGGTGGTACTGCTTACGGATTATTTGAAAACTCTGAAGAAATGGCGTTAAACTTAGGTTTTTCTGGATTCAGAAGAGGTTCTTATGACTTCTACAAGACTGACTGGAAATATTTAAATGATGCTTCTACTCGTGGAGGTTTAACAGGAGCAGGTTCTGGAATTGATGGAATCTTAGTTCCAGCTGGAACATCTACTGTATATGACCAAATCTTAGGATCAAATATCAGAAGACCATTCTTACACGTTCGTTACAGAGCTTCTCAAGCTGACGATAGAAGAATGAAATCTTGGATCACTGGTTCTGTAGGTGGAGCTTATACTTCTGATCTTGATGCTATGGAAGTACACTTCCTATCTGAAAGATGTTTAGTAGTTCAAGCAGCTAACAATTTCGTATTGTTTACTGCATCTGCGTAACAACAACTTGTAATTATTACCCTCGATGTAACTTCGGGGGTAATTTTTACTTTTATAAATTATTTAATCTTATTATATTATGGCTAAAAAAGCTACAGCTTCTGTACAAGAAGTAATTGAAGAAACCATGGTTGTTGAACAACCTACAATAGAAACAAAAAAAGTTGAATCACCAAAAGCACCTGTTAAACCAGAGTGGGAAATTAAAGACAGAACGTATTATTTAAGAGGAGCACACGCCCCGTTAACTTTTACATTAGCCTCAAGGCATACGTCTAGATACCCTTTATTATGGTTTGACACTAAAACTGGCGATCAAAAAGAAGTTAGATATGCAACTAATCAAAATTCTCCGTTCGTAGATGAACAAAAAGGAGAAGCTACATTAGGGCATGTGATGTTTACAAACGGAACTTTATTCGTTCCTAAAGAAAAACAAAATTTACAAAAACTATTATCATTATATCACCCAAGCTTAAATAAAAAATATGCAGAATTTGATGCTGTTTTAGTAGCTGAAGATGAATTAGATGATTTAGAATTACAAATAGAAGCGCTAAACGCTGCGGTTTCAATAGATATTGACCAAGCTGAAGCAATTCTAAGGGTTGAGGTTGGATCTAAGGTATCTAGCATGGGTTCTAAGGAGATTAAAAGAGATCTTATATTATTTGCCAGGAAAAACCCTGGATTGTTCTTAGAGTTGGCTAATGACGAAAATGTACAATTAAGAAACTTTGCTATTAAAGCAAGTGAATTGGGTATTATTAGACTTTCGCAAGATCAAAGAACATTTACTTGGGGCACAAACGGCGCAAAACTAATGACTGTTCCTTTTGATGAAAACCCGTATTCAGCTATGGCTGCTTTCTTTAAGACTGACGAAGGCGTAGAAGTCTTTAAGTCTGTAGAAAAAAAATTGAAATAATACGTAATATTAATATAGGGGAGTGATTAACTTTGCTCCCCAATATTATAATAAAAAATAAAATGGCAATAAACGTAGATACAGTTTACAAAACGGTTTTGTTAATACTTAACAAAGAGCAGAGGGGGTATGTTACTCCTAATGAGTTTAACAAAATAAGTACGCAGGTTCAACTTGAGATATTTGAAAAGTATTTTGAAGATTTAAACCAGCAACTACGAGTGCCTCAGGTGGACAGCGAATATGCTAATCGCCAAAAAAACATTGACAATAACATATCCATTTTTAAAACTATAGGTGATTCCACTTATAATGCATCTGGATATTTTTTGCCGCCAAGTGATACACACAGAATTGGAACTGTGATTTATAAAGATGAAAAAGAATTACAGCGAGTTCAAAGAAACGAACTTCTTAATATTAATCTTTCTCCTTTAACAAAACCAACTACAACTTATCCTATATACGTTTATGAAGATGGCACTACTACAAATCCTCCGCGTATATATGTATATCCAAAAACAATAACTACAGCTTCTGAAATTACGGTATCTTATATTAGGAAACCGGCTAATGTTGTTTGGGGCTACCAGCAATTAGGCGGGGGTACTTGGACTTCTGGTCCTTATATATATGATGCAGCGACATCTACTCAATTTGAATTAGATTCTACAGAACAAACAAGTGTTATAACAAATGTGCTACTTTATATGGGAATCGTTATAAGAGATCCTCAAATAGTACAAGTTGCAGCACAACAAGCACAAGCCGAAGAAGTAAATCAAAAAAGCTAATAGATTATGTCTAAACCTAATAACGGCTTAATAACCGAAACAAATAGTCAATACTACGCTGGCTCTCAAACCTTTACTACGACAAGTGGGCAAGTAGCATTTACTTCAACTTTTAATACTGATTTAGTATTTGGAAGTTACCAGTCTACGTCTCAAGAGTATGGGCTAAACAATTTTGTTCTATATAGCAGCACTAATGGATTGCCGGGGACATTTTCAGAGTATACTCAAGCATATACAGTTGCCGATAATGTAATCACCTTAGGCACAGCCCTAAGCGCTAATAGTTACTTAATAATACAATTAAAAAGCAACAGCGGAGGAAACTATGGTAATGAGACGGCTTACGGAGACGAGGTTGAAAATAATTATGGAGGATATGCTTACGTAACTTTAAATGATATTATAAATAACTTTTTGGTTGCCTACGTTGGAGCAGGTAAATTAATATCGGATGTTAAAAGAACTGATGTTGTATTTCATGCTAAAAGAGGGTTGCAAGAATTTAGCTATGATACTTTAAAAAGTATTAAATCCCAAGAGTTAAACATACCACCGAGCCTTAGTGTTATTATACCGCAGGACTTTGTTAACTATGTTAAAATGTCTTGGATTGATAACTTAGGCGTAAAGCATCAAATATATCCTACGCAATTAACCAGTAATCCATATACAACACCCTTACAAGACAACTTAGGAACTCCTATACAGGATTTTGACGAGTCAAATTTACAGGGTTCTTCAATAACAGAAGAAAGATGGGACACAGCTAATACTAGATTAATAAACAATATAGCT